GCGATTGACCTTATACTGGTGTTAATCGGAATGATATTCTTATATTTGGGGTCTAGAAATTAAAAAAGAGCCTTTATACTCGTTTTATCCCTCATATAGTTTGTTATTACGCTTTTTGTTATGTTAAAAAGGTAGATGTTCCGGAGTTTTTATCATTAAGATTTCTATCTTTGTTTTACAAATGATTTACGAAAAAATAAAAAAATATGGCAACTGTATCATGGGTAGTATTTAAGCATCATAAAAAATCGGATGGTACATACAATCCCAAAATCCGAATATCACATAACAGAACATCATCGTATATATCAACTCCCATATATACGGATATGGTTCGATTTAAGAAAAAATCGGCTTCAGGTACTATTACTTTGGAAAAAATAAAAGAAGAACTTGATGATATAGTGAAGGAGTATCGCCATATTATAAATGATAATCAAGAGATTGTCCAGGAATGTGAGACGTCTAAGGATATTGTTTTAATGATCGAAAGACGGAAGAAGCGTAAGGATATAGATTTCATAGAATTTGCTAGACAGCATATCCAAATGACTCCCAATGCGGGAACTAGAACAGTTAAGACTACCGGAATAAATGCGCTTTGTCATTTTCTTAAATATAAAAATGGTAATGATAAACTCTCAATAAAAGACTTAACGTCTAAGTTGTTAAGAGAATACGAAGGATGGTTGCGAAAAGAAAGATTAATCACTGTCAGGCAAAACAGAACAGCAAAACAAGAGTATAGGACAATTAGAAAACCGGCTTTGAATGATACTGGCGTACACTCTTATATGGGAATTATTCAGTCGGTGTTTAATGCTGCATTGCTTCACTATAATGATTATGAAAAAGGTGATATTGTTATCACTAATGATCCGTTCAAGGTGTATACTATTCCTCCGGTATTAGAAGCAAAGAAAAGGGCTGTAGATGTTGATATAATCAGGAAAATCTATAATTACTCTCCAATAAATAAACGAAAAAGAACTACTACTTTTACCCGTGATATTTATATTTTGTCTTTCCTGTTGGCAGGAATGAATGCGATTGATATGCTTGATTGTCAAATGGTAAACGGTAGAATAGAGTATGAACGCCAAAAAACAAAAGATCGGAGAAAGGATAAGGCTTTTATTTCTATATGCATTCACCCATTGGCACTCCCCATCATTGAAAAATATCGTGATCCATCTGGAAAGTGTCTATTTGATTTTTATAAGAGATATAGTAATATACGTAATCTGACGAAAGGAATACATCGGGGTATGAGGTCTTTGTGTGAGGAAATTGGGATAGATTATATTCAATTCTATTCTGCTCGTCATTCTTTCGCTACTATTGCCCGTAATGAATGCGATATAAGTAAAGACGATATATCGCTATGCCTGAACCATTCAGATGGTAAGACAATAACAGACACCTATATTAAACGGGACTTCTCAAGAATAGACAAAGTAATAAGTAAAGTGGCCGACTATGTATTTGGAGAAAGCCTTTCCAGTACTTCGTCTATAAACAATGATCTGTAATGCGGGCACTCTAATACTCCCTTTTGCTTTGCTTCCCGATAGACTGAAGAGAATAGTTTTGCTTTTTCTTTTTCGGTGGTTGGTGTCTCTGTTATGGGTGTGCCTAGGAACCGGCATCCCCAACCTTTGCAGGTAGGAGTGAGAGAACAGTGAAGGGCGTTTGTTCTCTCACATGAGCAATTTTGGATATATGGGTTCATTAGTCTAATGAAATCCGATCTGTAATTTGTGTTATTTCAGGATTGAAGAAATATATAGAAGAACTGATATCTTTTCCGCCAAGGCTATTATTTCCTCTATATTTGAATTTGGCTCTATATCCTATAAAATCTCCTTTATATTCTTTTTCTTTTGTGTCATACACGTTTTTTAAGCTATCTTCCATGTGTTCAATAATTGGAATACTATCTTTCATCACCTGGATTCTTTCTTTATATAATTCTGGATATCTTGAATTTACCTCATATTCAGCTTTTTTTGACGACAGGGCAGATTGTAGTTCTCTTATAGCTTTGCCTTCTTGGCTATCCATAAATAAAGTGAATGCAGAATCTACTTTAGATATTTCTACAAATTCATAACTATTCCAATCTTTCATCGTTGTTTTTAATTCTGATTCGATAACCTCTCTTGCTTTGTCTTCATTTGATTTTTCACATGAACAAAGTGCAGTGATTGCACATACTAATAAAATGATCTTTTTCATAAGCTTATTTTCTTTTGGTTGGTGATTTTCTTGTATGAGGTCGTACATAAGTTCCATCTTTTCTATAATATCCTTTTACTTGTACTCGACCTGTACCAGTGGAACGTGAAGGTGAATATGAGGATTTTGTCTTGATTGATTCTGTAAAATCTATTCTTTTTCCTTTAAAGTAATAGGTGGAATCTGTAGAGTTAAAAGTTAGATGTTTTATATCTTTAGAGGATATTTGTATAGGGTTTGATAAATTATAAGTTCCACAAATATATCCTTTATGACTTCCATATTGGGCTTTTTTTACAGTGCTACGACTCTCTTTGATAACTATATGTTTTCCTTTAGGAACATACATATAAGGAAGAAAATTATCTTTTGTAGGTTGTAAATCTATTTTAGATTCTGTTTGATATATATAATATTTACCTGATGAACATCCCGTCATTAATATGGTAAAAATTAATATTAAGAATAATATCTTTTTCATAAGCTAGTTTTTTGATTATCCGATTTTGTTTGATTGTGTGAATTTAAATACTCTACTGCCTTTTGGTACTTTTCATTAAATTCATTCATCTTTTTATTATATATCACTGTGTCTTTAAATAATTCAAAGTCTTCTTTAATATGTGCTTTCTCTGTTTCTGCATTTTCTATAATATCTTTATAATACTCTATGTTCTGTTGTTCAACGACAGAGCGCCATAAGAATATAGGGACCAGTAAAAACAATGAGAGTAAAATATATAATATGCCTGCTTTTATTAGTGATTTTCGCTCGGAAGGATTACAAGGTACTTTTATTCTTATATCTTGTTTTACATGTCCGTTCAGCCTGCGCCCATCTTTATATCTTCTATCTGGTACAAATTGTGCAACTAAAACAGATTTCTTCATGAATACTGTTTTTTGAAAAAATTTCATGATACCAAATATGAATATAATAATAGAAGGTACTACTAAAATAGCAAAAAATAAAGAAACAATATAGAGTACTATTTTAATGCCAGCGTTATATCTAAATAAAGATACTTGAAACCCTTCTGCTTCTGCTCTTAATCTTAATTCTTCGGGGGAGATGACCTCATTGGTTGATTCATCGAAAAATTGGTTATGTGTATTTTTTCCGATACCTCTTATTGGGGTACTATGTGCATTCCCATAAATAGAGTTACTTATCACTTTCCCTCCATCTCGTCCCACTTGATTCACAGCAGACCGTATAAACCCTTTTGCTAAATCTTCAGTAAAATTTCCCATTAAATTTATTGCTATTTTTTATGTTGCCAACAGTAGATGCTTCCTTTTTCTGCATTACGTTTACATTGGTCTCCATCTTTAGTTATTGCCTGACATCTTTGGTTGTCGTCTTCATCACTACATGCTTGCAAAAATGTTGGTAATAAAAAGATTGAAATTAATAGCAGTGCCTTTTTCATAATCTTGTGTTTTAATTAATTTAATATTCGATTGTTATTCTTATTTTATCTTCTTCTAGGTCTAACTGATTCTATAACATTGAAAATCTGTTTTACATCGCACAAATCAATAACTCGATCAGGGTACATATCATTTAATGAATGAATAGTAATAGTGTGATTTTCCACATCATGATCTATAATGCGCTTAACTATGATTCCATCGGTGTGCACTATAACGAAATCCCATTTGCGAAGATGTAATTTGGAAGTTGCCCAAAGGTATGGAGCGATTTCACGACAGTAAAGTCTATCGCCTTCTAGATAGCTTTCTTCGGTTCCATTATTCATACTATCTCCTTTGACCTCAAAGGCTATATAATTTCCATGTCCTTCTTTATCTACTATAAATGGTATTTTAGGTAATTGCTCCATGTAAGATGCGTCTGTGTATCCATCTAAATAACCCGCATAAGCGAATTGATTAACTAACGGGATATAAACCACGTCTTGTTGGATGGGCGTAGCTTCATTATATTGGGGTGTATTATTGGTAGTTTTGAGCATTTCGCCTTCTCCTGTAAGTAGCCAAGTAGGATTTACGTCAGGAATTTTAGACAGTATTTTATCTAAAACACTTTTTCCGATTCCTCTTTTTCCACTAACCCATCCACTTGTAGTAGATGTTTTCTCATTCATGAAATTAGCAAATTCCATGTTATTATCATGGAAAAAGTATTTTCTTACTTCTTTAATCCTTTCAAATACTTCCATATTACAGGTTGAAGATTCGCATTATTGTTAATAAAGATTTTATTTGCGAATTAAATTCGCATAAAATTTGCACGATTCGCAAAAGTGCGTATCTTTGCAACATCAAACAACATCCAACACCACAAAGGTGCAAAGTTTGAGCGAGAAAAGCAAATTTTTTACATAACTAAAAATAGGTAAGACGATGAACGCATTTACATTTTTGACAGAAAACGGAAAATTCAATAACAGTGAGATTATGAAACACGCTCACATTTTGAAGGCGTATCGTCGTATCTCTTTGAGTGAAGCCTTGAAAAAGGCTTGGTTTCTGGCAAAGAGACAGCAAAGAGAATACAGAGAGATTGAAGAGGAAAAGAAGTCTTTCAAGCCGGCATTCAATGCAAGCAAGGGAAATGTATTGAAAGCGTTCTTTGCCGATAAATATACTAACTATGATAGTTCTTGGAGGTAATTATGAGTACAAAACAGATTAACGAGGAGTTAGCTTTCCTTCGGAAATACGTGGTAGATTTGGAAGGAATGGATGAAACGATTGTTCAGCGATTGACCGCCACCAACAAGACTAAGAAAGAGGTTATTAATTACTTCCTAAGTCTAATAAGTGATTACGAAGCCCTGTTAGGTTAGAATCTACGGAAGAAGCGAGCGAAACGCTTTCAGGGCACAATGGTAAACCGATGATTCCTAATTCGGGATGGGAGGCTTAACCCTCAAAAATGAAGCCGTGTTCAGGGCACGTTAAAGTAGCCTGCGCAGATAAGCAGTATAGCCGATGCGAAGTATAGCGTAATAGCCAACCAGCGATGATATGAGCGGAAGGAAGCAACGTGAGTAAGTAATATATCGAAAAAATCAGTCTGAAAAACATCGTCTTTATCAGTAAGAAAACGGGGATAGGCGTCCGTACGCTGATTACAATATAGCCCGTACAGACTGTTATACTGTTTGCGTGATGTCTTGATCGGATCAAGGTGCGGGCACAAACTTTTAAATTCAATATTTATATGAAAGATAGTGATGATATTGTTATGGGTATAAAAATAATCATTGTTATATTGGGATTTATAGCTGGTATATTATTAGGAAAATAATATTTTAATGGTTTTTACTATGTGGGTGTACAGTCTGCGAAGATAGTACACCTTTATTCGTTTGAATTTCGATAAGTCCTGTATCTGACGTGGTACAGGCAAATGGATAAGTGGCGGAATTGGTAGACGCTTAGTTTGATAATACGGCTGACTAGCCTCGAAGCAAGAAAGACGATCGGGGAAGTCAGAACCACAATTGAAACGTACAAACGAAATCTTGCAAATCCCGGTTCAACTCCGGGCTTATCCACAATAATAATCAAATAATTAATCTTATGGCAAATAAAAGACTAGAAGTAATCACGGAAAATGTGCTTCGTACTAGAGGGATAAAAGTATCAAAATACCCAGAAAGTGTTTCTAATGGACTTGATGAAATGGAAATTGGGCAAGTTTTTGGTTTCTTACCTAAAAATCCCAATGTACTGAACTCTACAATTAGTAGAAAAAGAAGAGCCTCGTGGAATTGTAAAGAATGGGATGTATTAGGAATAGATCCATTAAATAAAATCTGTTTTGTTAAACGTACATTGTAATGGAACCTTTATCTCAATGTGAGTACCAAGTAGCCCATGAAGTAGCAAAAGGTCATACTCCTGATGAAATAGCGGATTTACTTAAAAAGTCGGTTTGGACGATAAAAGCGCAAATACGGGACATTCATAAGAAACTAGGCATTAATAACAATGTCGAGCTTACTTTATATATGCTATGTGATAGGGCAAAAAGAAATTTCGATCTGAAAGAAATACGAAAGCATGGAATTGAATTTTTCTTCTCTGTATGGTTCTTCATTTTAGCTATAACTCCTAATTTCCAAATGGATATGAGAAGGTTAAGAATGCGTTCCAGTGCTCGAATATCGGCAAGGGCTGTTCGACCTAAAAGAGATAGTTATTTGATGTTCGCTGCCTAATATTAACTATAAAAATATGTTCTATGAAAACAATTCATAAAATACAGAATATAATTGCGGTCATTGCTTTAGGAATGTCTATGCATTTAGCAACGCAATTGGAAATAACTACCAAAGAGACTATATCAGCCACTATAATGGTAGTCCTTACTATATTAATGCTACTGGAAAGAAGCTCTAAGGAAATTCATCAAAAAGAATAGGAGGGTATATGGATGATCCCATTATTAGCCAAGCTATACAGATAGGTATTAAATTTGGCATTGAAGCATATAAGAATGAAAGAAGTGCAAATCTCAAAAATAAAAAAATTCTTATATGCAAATCCGATGCGGAAGACCGTTTCGGAAGCGGAGTTCTTAAAAATTTAGAGAAAAGAAAACTTATATATCCATATCAATTTGGTATTGAGGAAGTAATGGATGAAGAAGGAGAACCAATCAAAAAAGCAAAAGGGTATATTTATTATAAACTATCCGACTTAATAGAAGCGATAGAAAAAGGCAATATTCTAAAATGTCTTCAAAATCGCAAATAATCATTCATTTATTAATTAACCCAATGCCGACACCCCAGGATGTCGTAGGGTGCGAGTCCCTATATTTGAGTTTTACATGTTCTATACTATCCTAGTGTCCGTTGGTTCGGTATCTAGGAACAAAATTTTGTCGTTTAAATTCATTTTCGGAGGCGTCGGTTCGTGAGGATAGGCGCTTTATTTATTTCGATTAACCACTTTAATAATATATATAGTTATGAAAAAAGTAATTGTAAGAGGAGATCGTTCCGGTGTATTTTTCGGAGAGTTAGTAGAAAGAAATGGTAGTGAGGTTAAGCTCGCAAATTGTCGTAGATTGTGGTATTGGGATGGTGCTGCTAGTATATCTCAATTAGCAGTTAATGGTACGACTAACCCATCTGAATGCAAATTCACAGTTACGGTTCCAGAGATAGAGATTCTGGATGTGATTGAAATTATCCCGTGTTCGGATAAAGCTGTAAAATCTATTGAAAATGTACCGGTATGGGCAAGGTAATGGAAGATAGAATAAAACAGTTTCTAAATATTGGCTATGGCTATGGCTCTGGCTCTGGCGATGGCTCTGGCTATGGCTATGGCTATGGCTCTGGCGATGGCTCTGGCTATGGCGATGGCTATGGCGATGGCTCTGGCTATGGCGATGGCTATGGCGATGGCTATGGCTCTGGCGATGGCTCTGGCTATGGCGATGGCTATGGCTCTGGCTCTGGCGATGGCTATGGCGTAAAATCCATAAATGGAAATTCTATTTATGTAGTAGATAATATACCTACTATTATCACAAATGTAAAAGGTAATATCGCAAAAGGTTTTATCCTTCAGTCTGACTTATCTCTTACTCCCTGTTTTATAGTAAAAGAGAATAATCAATTTTCTCATGGTAATACTCTACATGAGGCATTTGAATCTTTGCAAGAAAAGCTTTATGATGATAGTACAGAAGAGGAAAGGATTCTCAAGTTTAAAGAACATTTCTCTGACTTTTCTAAAAAGTATTCTGCTAAAGATTTGTTTATATGGCATCATGTACTCACAGGGAGTTGCAAGGCTGGAAGAGAAGCTTTTTGCACGGATAAAGGTATAGATGTAGACAATGATAGGTTTACCGTCTATGAGTTTATAGAACTGACTAAAAATTCGTATGGCGGTGATATTATCCGCAGACTATCTTAACTTAATCCCGGTTTGCTTTGATCGGCACTCCGGGAGCAATTTAAACCACTTTAAATAATATAAGATATGAAAGAAGAAAAAGAATTAACCATTAGAGAGAAAGAATCTGTATTTGAGATCCAAACAGCAGATTTGAGTAAAGACAATCTTCCTTCTTTGGATGATGCCCAAGAACTTCCAATAGACTTGTGCGGTAATTATTGGTCTCCAGAACAGGCTGGAGAATTTAAGAAAATATTTTTTGTAGAAATCAAACCACAAAAGGTATTGAGTGCTACCAATCCAGATGAATTAATAGATTTAGATTGTGCTTTCTTCTTAGAAAGAAAGGCAGACGGAACAGTTCAAACTATAACTAACGGTTCCAGAAGATTAGTCGGTATTTTGGAGCAATATATTGAGAATGGTGCTCTTAAAAAAGGAACTCCCCTTAAAATCACGTACATGGGTAAAAGGAAGAATAAAACCAATAATTTCCAATCAGACAATTGGTCTGTCAAACCCCTGCTTATAAACTTACCTGTTGCCGGCTAATGGAAGCATTTGACTTGAATGGATTTGCAGAAGGGGAAGAACTCAACCCTTCTGCTTATAATCCGGAAGATTATCCTACCAAAGAAGAAATGCTTGATTTTATATACTCAAATTCTCACAAGCCACCCGTTAATATTGATTTGAAAGAATTAAGCGTTAACGGACTGGTTAAGCGAGATCCAATGGAGATGTATTTGAAAAGCAAGCATATTTCTTCTTCTAATCTCAAAAATGCCCTCAAGACTCCTCGTTCATTTTACTATGATTATGAAAGGGTATTTGAGGAAAAAGAAAAGCCCTGTTTTCAACTAGGCACATTTGCCCACATGGCATTCTTGGAGCCACGTTTATTTGAACTTGTCAAAGTAGAACCTAAATGTAATCAATCTTCCAAAGACGGTGTAATAGTTATGATTAAGTTCTATAACGAGTTATTATCAAATGATAAGAACTATGTTCCAGATGTCGAAGAAGAAATGCCCTCTGAAAAATGGAACTTTAGCGATCTTAAAGATTACCGTGATTATAAAAAACAGAAATGTTTGGATCTGGGTTACTCCTTTATCAGTGAAGATATGAGTATGATAATAAAAGCTCTTGAGAGAAACTATTATTGGTATGGTGGTGGTATTATCCCCCAATTATTGAAAGGGGCTTATTCAGAGGTGTCTTTTTATGGCAAGGATGAAGAAACAGGGTTGGATGTTAGAGTTAGGCCGGATTATTTTAATGTAGAGGAAAATATTGGTGTAAATGCTGTAATTTCCTTCAAGACCACACGAGCCGATGATCTCGGTAAGTTCTACTATGATTGTGCGAAGCTTAAATACGAGCTTTCAGAAGGAATGTACCAAGAAGTAATGAGTAGTATTACAGGACGAAACTTTAATGTAACAATAATGATAATGTTACAGACAGTTGAGCCTTTTGATGTTGCTGTTCTATTCTGGTCTCCTGATGATCTTGCAAATGGCAAATATAAATATCACTATGCTCTTTCCATCGTAAAGGACTGCTTTGAAAAGAAGTGGTTCCCCGGCTATGATGCTAATGCGGAAGAAGGTGCCCGTGGTATTATTGATATGCAACTTCCGGAATGGAGTAAGAAAATGCTTCATCCGGTTGCTATTGACGATATTGTATGATTAACTAAAATAAAAAACAATGATTGATTTAAAAGACTACTCTCCAGAAGAAGTTCAATTCAAACTTCCAACAACAGTAAAGTTTCCAGAGATTATATTTCCCGATTGTGTATGTATGGATGATATAAAAAAGAAACTGGCGGAGAACTTTATTGCCATTCAGGAAAAAGATGTAATAGCCAATCGGGTGATGGATGATTATGAAATCTCAACTATTCGTGCTAATTACGGTGAAATTGCGGAAGAACAGATGCCGGAATTAGAAGCGCAATTAGAGTCGTTAAAAGCTAAATTCAATAATGAAAAGAAGGAGTTTGAAGCGAAAATTTCAGCGTTACATACCCAATTTAAGGACCTTGTTAATCTTGCTAAAAAAGGAGTTAGAGATTATCCCCTAAAAATGATTGATACCTTCCGTATCCCTGTTATGGGGTATTATTTGTATTACTCATGGGTGAATGATGCTTTTCGTTTGGCATTGGTTCAGGAAATTCCGAAACACGAATACAATGACTTGTTTAACTCTGGAGAAAAGAACCAGGAAGCATTTAAGGAATTAGGTTATGATCTTCCTAATATTGATTTCAAGGATACACGAAAAAATGTTCGTCAGTTTGGTGAGGGTGAGAATATTGTTGAGGTATGGGAAGAAGATGGATATGATGTTTGGTTGGAACAATGGATAGAGGATTTGGTTGATTCATCAACCGGTGAATCTACATCTGTTCAACGACATGAATTACATCGTTCTCCAATAGAAGAAAGTCCATGGAGAAAGGAGGAAAATAATGACGAGACTAGCACACAAGAAGGGGAGGCCATCGAAGTATCGGAAGAGCCTGAAGAATAACCCATATTGGGAGGAAGTGAAACGAAAGGTTCGTATTCGTGACGGGCATCGTTGCCAAGTATGCGGTAAAACCTACAATTTAGAGATTCATCATAAAGTCTATGAGGTTGCGGGATATTCTATCGTAGGTCATGAATTAGAGTTCTTGTATTGCCTTGAAACGCTATGTGAAGATTGTCATGCAATGAAGCATGGTAAATAAATAATCCCGGTGTCCGTTGGTTCGGTATCCGGGAACTATTTTTAAAATAACTTATATGAAACAGATTAGTACTAAACAAGCACAACGTAACAGAGAAATAGCCAAGATTAAGGAAAACCTTCCTTCCTATTGTGTTATATGTGGTAAACCGGCTGTAGATGCTGCACATTTAGTTCCCAAAAGCATGTATCCCGAACACTATACAAATCCCTTGAATATAGTTGGATTGTGCCGGGAATGTCACAATAGGTATGATAATGATTTGTCCTTTAGACGCAAACAAAAGCGTCTAATAGAGCGTGTGAAGTCTTTTGATGAATGTGCAGCAAATAGATATTTTCGTTTATGAATAGTTATCAGTTAATATCCAAGCTTCGGAAGATTAGAAATGATACTTATCTCACTGCAATAGATCAGGCATTATATTATGAACTAATATCTATTTGCAATGAAAAGGGATGGAAAGAGGTGTTTGAGGCTCGTAGTTCTGTATTATGTACTTCATTGAATATATGGGATAAAACACTACGAAAATCACGCAAAATACTTGCTGATGCAGGTTTAATATCTTTCGAATCATGTAGAGATAAGAGGGTAGGATGCTATTATTCTTTTCAGACAAACCTAAGTAATGATATTAAATCATCGGTAATATCATCGGTAAATGGTACTGATGAAAATACCGGAGAAAATACTGATGATAACAAAATAGGAGATACTCAATCATCAGTAAATAATACGGTAATTTCTTCGGTACTACGTACTGATGAAAATACTGATGATAAAAATACTACTCCGGTAATATCATCGGTAAATGGTACTGATGATATTGAAATTTCACCTATTATAGATATTAATAAAACTATAAACGTAGAGAGTCACGCACACGTGCGTGAGACTCCCCCCTCTCCAAAGAAGAAATCCCGAAAGGAAAAAGGGGATGAAACTCCGTTGGTTTACCCTTTCACTTCTATGGCTTTTATGTCAGCATGGGAAGCACTCCGTAAAACTCCGAAATGGAAGAAGAAGCTTAACTATGCTCTTCAGCTTTCGCTTGATAAACTTTCCAAGTTTGAAGAAGAGTTTGCCATTCGGCAGATTGAAAGAGCAATTGAGTCTGATTGGACGGGAGTCGTATTTACAGGAACTGAACGAGATTATCAAGAATGGTTAAAACAGAAGTATGGAAACAATCAGAACAATCGGGGAGATAATCCCAGTAGTGAAATTAGGTCAGCAGGAATTAAATCAATCTCCTTCGGTTAAATTTCACATCAAAGGCAAGGAGATAACATGGGGCGAGGACCTAGTAGAACATTTCTGGAAAAAAGAGTTTATTAACTCCATGAAGGAAGTAGAACCGGGATTTATCATTGACGAACGCAACAGAGTACTATTATCCGAATTGTATGATTATGTATTGGGCAGAAGTAAGATGTTTGATTCCTCAAAAGGATTGTTTTTGTGGGGACCTATTGGGGTCGGAAAGTCTGTTTTGATAAAAGGGCTACAGCGTTATCTAGGGAAGATTAACCGTTTACGATACGGATGCAATAACGATCACATCGGTTTTAGACTCACTAGTGCAATAGAAATCTCTCTTATGTATGCAGAGAAAGGTATGAACGGGTTATTCCGGTTTACTGATCGTGAATACATGTGTAATCTGGCTATTGATGAATTGGGACGTGAGCCTGCAGACTCAAAGCATTATGGGACCGGGATAAATGTCATACAAACCATTCTACAACTTCGATATGAAGTCAGAAGGGAATTTATTACCCACGTTACAACCAATCTCGATCCAAATTCAGAGTTTGGAAACAAATACGGTGATTATATCGCTGATAGAGTTAAAGAGATGTTTAATGTAATCGAATTGAAAGGATCTTCCCGCAGATGAGAATACTCCTAAACATCCTCCTTCTCCTAGGAGTTAACATCTTATTTTACCTGGTGGTGTATGTGATAGCGGACCACTTGATGGATAACATCAATTAAGACTAGATAAAAATGAAATTAGTTCATGGCAGTTTATTCAGCGGCTTTGATGCCCCTAGCGTTGCAGCTTCATGGATGGGATGGGAAAATGCCTTTCACTGTGAGATAAACCCTTTTTGCAACGAGATACTAAAATATTGGTTTCCTGATTCAGAACATTATGAAGATATTACAAAAACAGACTTTAGAAAATGGAGGGGAAGAATCGATGTCCTCACAGGCGGATTTCCTTGCCAGCCTTTCTCCCTCGCAGGTCAGAGAAAGGGAGCGGATGATAACCGCTACCTCTGGCCGCACATGCTCCGTGCTATACGGGAAATCCGACCCGCTTGGGTTATTGGTGAAAACGTTGCTGGAATCCTCACGATGGTTCAGCCCGGCAAGGAGACTGAAGTGGGAAGCCAAACCTCTCTTTTCGGAGAAGATAACCGAAAAAGAATATTGCTACGACAAGAGTATGTTGTCGAAACCATCTGTAAAGACCTTGAGCGAGAAGGATATTCCGTCCAACCGTTGCTTATTCCGGCTTGTGCCGTCGGAGCGCCCCATAGAAGAGACAGGGTGTGGGTTATTGCCCACCGTGCAGACTCAAGGACTGAAGATGTGCGACGAGAACGGGAAGACAAGGTTTTATCCGATGGAATTGCTCCCGACACCAATGGCTACGGATATTTATCATCCGGAACGTGTGAGGAATCTGAAAGATGCAGGTGCGGAAACGATGGCGAGTCGGAAAAACGGAAGCAATCGCCCGAATGGTCTAATGGACTTCATGGATTTCTACGGAATGCTTCCTACCCCCAATGCCCGGGAAGCGGACAAATACAGCAAAAAGTACAATCCAAAAAGCCAAATGGGTACTGCATTGACAGCAATGGCAGTAAACGGAATGTTGCCGACTCCTACAAATTCAATGGTGACTTACCAGGATTTCATTCAGGCAGGATATCACAGTTCGAAGCGTCCGGATTACGGATTGATCCCGACACCTACTGCGAGTTCCCATCACAACGGATGCTGCAAGGAGAGAAAGGACGGTACAAGCAGAAAATCCGAACTGAATCATTACATAGCCGCTCAAACTGGCAAAACTTCCCAACTCAATCCCCTGTTTGTCGAGGAAATGATGGGCTTCCCTTTGATGTGGACAACCTTACCATTCCTTTCACAAAGTGGAGACAGGAATCAGTCAAAGGATACGGAAACGCCATAGTTCCGCAGGTGATTCTTGAAATTTTCAAAGCGATAGAAGAATTGGACAATTAATTAAAATATTTGCAATGAATACAACCTTTGAGAAATCGGTTAATACCACCGATGAATGGTACACGCCAAAAGAAATTATAGACGCATTGGGAAAGTTCGATTTAGATCCATGCGCTCCGGTTAAACCGCTTTGGCAAACAGCTACACAAATGTACAACAAGAACCATGACGGATTAACTAAAGATTGGGTAGGTCGTGTTTGGCTAAATCCACCTTACTCCCGTCCTCTAATAGAACGTTTCGTTAAACGTCTGGCAGAACACGGTAACGGCATCGCCCTACTATTCAACCGCTGCGATAGTAAGATGTTCCAAGATGTCATCTTTGAAAAAGCAACAGCTATGAAATTTCTACGGAACCGGATTCGCTTCTTCCGACCTGATGGGACTCGTGGAGATTCGCCCGGTTGCGGAAGTATCCTAATCGCTTTCGGTGAAGATAATGCCGATATATTAAGAACTTGCGATATCGCAGGTAAGTATATACGAATCAATTAGAGTAAAACCTTGCAAGTTCTTGAAGAATTATCAAGGATTTGCGAAAAACAAATAAATATGAGTAAAATAGATTTGAACGCCCTCCGTGATAGGGTATATAAAACCGCTTGTGAACATGGTTTCCACGATCAAGAATTGAGCAACGAGCACTGTCTTTGCCTTGTTATATCCGAACTCATGGAGGCTGTGGAAGCTGATAGAAAAGGTAAACGAGCCAATGTTGATTGGTATAATAAGAAGATTGCTAACAGCCGCATTTGTCAAGGATTAGACCCAGACATTCCCAAAGAGCGTGGTTATGAAGTCGCATACAATGAAACTATAAAAGGCTCAATTGAGGAAGAGTTAGCCGATGCTGTAATCCGCTTACTGGATTTGGCTGGATTGAGAAATCTGAATCTTAATAGGTTTGCACTTGTCAATGTGGTATCCAAGAAGAAAACCTTTACGGAGAATATTTATTCCATTGTAAAAGATATTACAAATTATAAATACACATTGGAAGAGCTGGTTAATTATGCGATTACACAAGTATTCGTATTGTCGGATATACTTGATATTGATTTGCTTTGGCACATCGAGCAGAAAATGAAGTATAACGAACTCCGTGAAAAGATGCACGGGAAGAAGTATTAACCCTCAAAAAGCAGAAAGAATTGTCAATGGAAACAATAAAACTAACGAAAAAAGAAGAAGAGTGGATTAAAGATCTAAAGAAATTAATGCGAAAGAAACCTAAGAATCTGATTCTCTTTGCTGATGGAAATTTAAATATCTTGAAACTTGATAAGGATGATAATGATGGAGTGGGCGAAAATGGAAGAATGAAAAGTGATAGAATAGTAGAAACTATTCTTAATGCCTGTGATGGAGGTGTATTTTAATTAGAGTAAAACAATTTAGAAATGAGCAAATACAGTGAATACCATTACGCCTTTACCTCTACAGTAGCCCATCTGCGGAAGATAAACCAAGTTCTTACTCTTTTGAAAAACGAAAAATGATCTAATCATGACCCGCAATCAATTTATTCATTACTCCTATCGACATAGTGAGATCATTATCTGGCATCAAAAGCACCCAGAAGTAGATATTGAATGTATGCTGATAGGGGTAGATTTCGATCACGAATTATTTCATCTTGTTCCTATCGACTTAGATTATTACGAAGATAGATCGTATTGGCTTCCTTATACATCATGCGACAAACAGTTTAAGAAGCCTAAGATGAAAGTGGTAAGGAGTGATAGAACAATAGTAACTAAATAACTAAAACAGAAATGAATATAGATAAATTTATTAATAGTACTATCAAAAGCTATGATGAATATCGAAAGAATTGTGACATTATAGCTAAGGAGGCGCAAAGATATATCGACTTTGATAAATTCGTTTCTTGCGAATATATCAATGGCGTAGGACTTAGTATATTGGTAACGTTACCTGAAACAGATGATTATACTATTCCCGAATGTGTATGTCCTGTAGTAGGGTTCTTTGAATATGCCAAAGGGAAGGATAAATTATCAGTAGATGACATTAAAAAACTATCATTATGAAACAGACATTAGAAGAAGCTGCAATAGAAGCCGCAGAAGATTGCTACGAAATGCCTTATGATGAAAACTTCATCAACATGAAACTGATAAAAGAGGCTGTTGAATATGGTGCAAAATGGCATGCAAAGCAATCACCGTGGATAAGTGTAGAAGAACGATTGCCGAACTATAAGGAAGAAGTTTTAGTCCTTTATGAATATGAAGGGAGAATACAAATCCAACAAAGTTTCTATCTTGGAGAAAAAGACTGGAAGTTTGGTTCTAATAAAATACTTGCGTGGATGCCAATCCCGTCTTTCAATGAAATACTTGAAGCCAACAGAGATGTACTAGAACGGATTAAAGAGAAAGGAGATTGACTAATGAGATTTGTATTAATTATACTTATGATAACCATGCTATTATCTTGTAAAGATGATATGGCTGGTCGTTTAAAAGGCGGAACGATTATTACTGTTAAAGGAGACACTATTGAGTTTTATGGAGGAACGTTGACTTATAAAGGATTTGACACTAGAAGTATTAGGAATATTGCAATTAATGACTTAAAGAAGAAAGGAGACTAATATGAAAGCAAGAATAAAAACAACTGGAGAAATTGTGGAGATTGAGGATTTATATGATGATGGTACTGCCTTAGTGAAAGGTAGGTATTTCAAAGTGTCAGAATTGGACTTCTTTGAAGATTTTGAAACTATTGATTGGGAGCAAAGACGCTATGAATTAGCTAAATCAGCCATGCAAGGAATATTGAGTGACAAAGAGGAGGTTGATATTGCTTGTGCTTATGCGGAATACGAGGAGAACGAGAGACATACAATGCCTAAAGCGGTTGCTAAATATGCGGTTAGTTGTGCTGATGCTCTTATTGAAGAACTAAAGAAAGGATACTAATATGTATGTAGCAAGAGACAAAGACGGTGATTTGTACCTTTATAAGAAGCAACCCGTGAAGTATTCGGAAAGTTGGCAATTATGTAGTGACAATCCCCATGATTTCTATAAGCTAGACTCTTCTTTATTTCCCGAAGTAAAATGGGAAGATGAAGAGCCGACGGAAGTTGAATTGGTAAAGAAGGAAAAATAAATGAAGAAAGTAACAAATATCACTACTGTTTTTAAGTGTCTTAATCCATATAGGAACTGATATAACATTATGAGCAATGATGGTTTCTATGATATTAACATTATCATTGTCGGCAAATCAGAGCTATTAAAACTAATTATAGCTTTGATAAAATTACTGATTTTCAACAAAAGGACTGTCATTAAAAGATACAGAAAGGAGAAATAATAATGAAAAATAGAAAAAAGTTAGCAATAGCGAACCTTTGTCGTGTTTATCTCCATATTCATGGATTTATTACAGATAGTGAAAATAGAAGAATACACAATAAAATTATGAAATGGCAGAATGAAAATAAGGTATCTATTTCAGAAGCGCAATTGGATTCTGCTGATTTCATTTATGATGATAACGCTAAAGAAGAGGAGAAATAACTATGGGATTTACAACACCGTGTATCATTCGTAAAAATACCACCAAGATTAGAGATAGATTAAAAGAGCTTGACTACAATTGCAATCCATATTTAGGTTGGCATAATCTATATACTACTATACATGGATATGCTTCGGTTTATTCAATGAACGATGATGATATAAATGTTCTCTCTAAAAAAATAGGTAGTTTTATTGATTGCGGAACTAATGAAGAACTTTTCTTGGCAATAGCCGCATTACGGGATGATACAGATGAAAATCAATGGTTCATAGCAGATTCACTGCTTAGTGTTTCTTATGATGATACTGTGGGTAACGACCATTATTTCATAGAACCAAAAGGCAGTATGTTCTTTTGGGATATAAACTGGATGAATGCAACAATCATTTCAGGTAATTTCCATAAGGCTACTGTAGAAGAGCTAATAGAACACTTTAAAGAAAAGGAGGAATAAAATGGAAGATAAACTTATAACGATAAACACTTTGAATATATTATTGCAAAAAGGCTTTAACTATTATCATTTCCCAACACAATCATTAGCCCAGAAATGGCTTCGTGAAACAAATAACCTACATATTTCCATCATTAGAAACGCTTGCGGTTATGGCTATGATATATGCAAAGCTGACAATGGAACTCATATAACCGATGGAATATTTAAAGGTCCTAACGATGGTGGTCAGTGGGACACCTACGAAGAAGCATTGGAAGCTGGAATACAGAAAGCAATTGAACTAATATAAAATACAAAATTATGAAACCATTTGATTTAGAAAAAGCAAAAGCAGGTGCGCCTCTATGCACAAGAGAAGGATTTAGAGCTAGAATTATATGTTTTGATGCAGATAACGATAGATTCCCTATTGTTGCTCTACTTAAAAGCGATAATGGCAAAGAATATCCCGCTTCTTTTACTAAAGAAGGACGATTTTCTGATGGGGAAGTAGACTCCTCAAATGATTTATTAATGGAGGGAATAAAGAAAGAAGGATGGATAAATATATATGAAACATTCATGGAAAGATGTATTGGAGCGGTTCACAAATCAAAAGAAGAAGCCATGCGTGTGAAAGTCAATGAAAAAGGTGTTACATACAAAGCTACGGTTAGAGTAGAATGGGAGGAATAATCATGAAGAAAATAATGTTCAATGATAAACTTGGCTTAACCCAAGCCGTATTGGAAGGTCGGAAGACTATGACGAGAAGGATTTGTAAATACGATAGACCTGATGAAAGTTGGGATATTGTATTTCCCGTTTTTGGATCTAAAGATTATGATAACGAAGGGAACCTAGTATCTCCTTTATTTGGTGCATTTGGGTGGAAAAATAAAGATGGAGATTTTACAGGATGGAATAATCCCCTTTACAAGTTTGGCGAAGTTGTTGCCATTGCACAAAGCTATAGGGATTCAGGCTATTCCCCAGACTCACTAGACAGGCATCCGAAAGATTTAAGCGTTCGTGGCCTCATGAAGAATTCCGCAGGATGGAATAACAAAATGTTCGTTAAGTCGTATGCTTGTAAGCATCACATAAAGATAACCAATGTAAAAATAGAGCGTTTGCAGGATATATCAGATGAAGATTGCTTGAAAGAAGGAATTATTCATGCGTATACTGATAATAATGGAATAAAGAGATATCATACCCCTCATACAAAAAGAGGATATTTATCAACAGATGTAGCTCAACAAGCTTTTTCGTTCTTGATAGACAAAGTTTCCGGCAAAGGCGCATGGGAAAGTAATCCGTTTGTATTTGCTTACGAGTTTGTGTTATTTGACTAAGGGAGGAATAGCAATGCCAATAAGCAAAGTTATGAACCAAGCAGACAGCAACCTACTGGCGGAATGTATGAAGGAAGCTGCAGGTTACTGAAATAGTTACTTCAATAGTTTTGTATGCTACTATAAGCCCTATTAGGGCTTTATTCGGTATTTTTAGTTTGTGAAATGGATAAAATTAAGAAAAGATGTGTGCTGCACCTAAAGGAAACCAATTTTGGAAGTTAAGAAGTAAACATGGACGTGACAAGTTGTTTGCTACTCCTGATTTATTGTGGGAAGCGGCTTGTGAATATTTCGCTTATTGTGATAAGCACCCTTGGAAAGTAGTAAAAGATAAAACAAAGGGTAAAAATAAAGAAAAGGAGGAATCTCCTACTCAATGCCCCTATACTCTAACAGGATTATGCTCCTATTTAGATGTTAGTGAGGAATATTGGAGAGAATTTAAGAAAGCTGGACATGAAGATTTTTTTGGGGTCATTACACGTGTAGAAAACATAATCAAGTCTCAACAGCTAGAAGGTGCTATTGTCGGAGCATTTAATGCTAATATTGTCTCTCGTATTAATGGATTGGCGGACAAGCAAGAAATAGATCATACTAATGCAGGCAAAGAGTTTAAGGGATTCAACTTTTTACCATATACTCCTGAAGTAGGCAAAGAAAAATGATTGAGAGTAAAGTCAACATAAAGCAAAGGTTAGCGTACAATTATCTTCGTGATAATGAAACGAAATTTTTGTTGTATGGTGGAGCCGGTGGAGGTGGTAAGTCTTGGCTGGGCTGTGAATGGCTAATGCAATGCGCTTATTACTTACCCGGCACACGTTGGTTTGCGGGAAGAAATAATTTAAAAGATAGCCGCCAATCAATAACTGTCACATTTGATAAAGTTGCAAAGTGGCATGGATTCACATCATTTACCAATACGGATGATGGAATATCATTTTATAATGGTTCAGAAATAATCTTCCTTGATCTGACATATTATCCGGTTAAAGATCCAATGTACGAAAGATTGGGATCTAAAGAGTTTACTGGAGGTTGGATAGAAGAGGCTGGGCAAGTTCATTACCTAGCTTTTGAAGTCCTTAAAACTCGCATAGGGAGACATTTAAATGATGTTTATAATATACAGGGGAAAATATTAATAACATGTAATCCTAAAAAGAATTGGCTTTATAGAGACTTTTATAAACCATGGAAAGAAGGGAAATTATATTCTCCTTATGCTTTCATCCCCGCATTAGTTCAGGATAATCCATACGCAACAGATGATTATCTTGAATCTTTACGGAACACAAAAGACAAAGTAACAAAAGAGCGTTTGCTTTATGGAAACTGGGAATATGATAGTGATCCAGCCGTACTATGCGAATACGATGCTATATGCGACTTGTTTGTAAACGACCATGTTAAAGCCGTCGGCATCTCTTCCGCTTCTGCTGACCTTGCAATGAAGGGGCGTGATAGATTTGTGGCCGGGCATTGGATCGGAAATGTTTGTACTATCCGAATAGATAAAGATTTCAGTCCAGGAAAGATGATTGAGACCGATCTAAAAAATATGATGATAGAGTGCAAAATTCCTCGTAGTATGACGATTGTAGACTCTGACGGATTAGGAGCCTACCTGGAAAGTTACTTGACAGGAATCAAAGAGTTTCACGGAGGTAGTAGGCCAATAAACCCAGAATATGATAATCTTAAATCAGAATGCGCTTTTAAGCTTGCAGAATTGATTAATTCTCGGAGTTTAAGGGTTGTGTGTTCCGAACATCAAAAAGAGCAAATAATGGAAGAATTAGGCGTATTAAAACAGGATCATATAGATGCTGATACTAGAAAGAAAGGTATTATCAGCAAAGATAAAATGAAGGAGATATTAGGTCGTTCTCCTGATTATTTGGATATGTTGATAATGGCAATGTTCTTTCGAATTAAACCTATACCACAAAGACCAAAAGTAAAGTTAGGACAGATATGACAGTAAAAGAATTTTTGATAAAGAGTGATGTTTGCCGAGATCAGGAAGGGTTGAGAAAGCAGATTGAGGAACTTTCAAAGCCGGAATTTATCGGGAATAAACGCACTCCTTCCGATTTGAATGATATAACCATGGGACAGTTGATAATGCTTCAGTCTATGGGAGATTCTAAAGATGTTGCGTTGATTCCTTGTAAGACGCTTCTTTGTATGGAAGAAAAGGAAATATTATCTGCAAAAGCGGAAACTATACTAGGATTTTCCATGTGGGTGATAACGGAGGTAGACCGGATAAATAAACTGTTTTCTTCCACAAGCGTAAAACCGACAAAGGAAGAAAAACAGGCCGGAGTTGAGAAGCTGTCATTTGGAATGTTTGGAATGATAGACCATTACGCTTTAAGAATGGGAATTGCCAATCATGAAGATGTTGAAAAGGTTCCGTGGATTCGTATCTACAAATGTCTGGATATTGATTCTGAAAAAGCAAAGTTTCAGAGGAGATTACAGGATGTATATGCAAGAAATAATAAACTGTCAAAGTGATACGTTTTTTGAAAGAAAATGAAAATTATTCACCGGACAAGTATAACAAAATGATATTATAATGACAACAGTAGAGCAAAAGATAAAAAGCGTAGTTGATAAGATGGAGGGATTGACCTATGTCTTTGATAATTGGCAAACCGCCAATTTGAGGTTAGATAAGCTTCCTTTTCCAGCAGTGGTAAATGTACTTCCTGTTTCCGGACGATTTAACCTGAACAAAAATCAATTAAAAGATTATCCAAATTGCTTGATTGCTTTCATGGATAAGATAGATTTTGATTTTGACGGAACAGAGGCCGATCAAAAAGTAGAGCTTTGCAAAAGCTATGCTAAGGAGTTTATACTTCGCTTGAATGAAAGTGGATTATTTGAGTACATAGAAGGAGATATTTACTATTCTACTACTTATGACGGATTGGATTCTAATGTGGCTATTGTTGCAATTGAACTGCAGTTGAAAGAAAAACAAGGTCTTTTGCTTTGTTACGGTAAAGCTATAGGTGAAATATTCAAAAAGATAAGGGATTCGCTTTATGGCAGAGAAGGATGAAGCATTAGGAATTATAAAATATGAGTTAATCGATCTCCGCCAAAGGATAATCGACAATCACATAAGAGCGAGGCAAAAAGCTAGTGGAAAAACTATTGCCAGCTTACGGGTTGAAATAACAGAAAACAGCGGTATTCTTTGGGGAAGAAAAGCTTTTGGGACCTTAGAAACCGGAAGAAGGCCGGGAAGAGTTCCTAAGGGATTCTATAAAATAATTCTTGATTGGGTAGAAACTAAAGGGATAAGAGTGGAGAAACCTAAAACTTTCGCTTATTTCATTGCGAGAAAGATTGCAAGAGAGGGCACGCAACTTTATAGAGACGGAGGTAGAGATGATATTTACTCAAAAGAAATAGAACGCACAATTCAGTCTGTCATGGAGAAAGTTTTCGGCATATTCGAAAGAGATATTAAACATATAAATTTAAATAGCAATGAGAACAGAGGAGTTTAATGGACATACGATAACATATCCGGACGAAACTTGTTTTGCTTTTAATCCGCAAATTATAACGATAGATAATTTAACAGGTTCTGTTATATTTTATGTTGGTGACTATTCAGATATGAGGGATCCTATATCAGGTAAGGTATCTATCGACATTTCAGAATATCTAAGATCGCTACTTAGATTTGATTACGCAACTAGACCTAACTCAAAAAACATTCATGTTCAAATTGATGTTGATGGTCAGACATTTGAATTTTATATAAATGTGATTTGGGGAGCTATGAATATAGGGGAGGTATTTAACCCTTCAAGGACGGTTACTATGTTTAGAAACTTCCCTTCTACTATTTCCATTTACAGCAATGGAGAAATAAATGTAAGATATGATGCGGAAGAATATACCTCTGTTGAAGTTGAAAAAACAGGGTTATTACACAAAGATTTCTCCGAATTATTTAAGGATGCAAAGGAGTTCGGCATGATTAAGATACTTAATACCCCAGAGGCTCCCAGCACATTTCAATATACTTTCGATCGGACGTTTAAACCTCTTCCTGATGATGCTGTTCTTATCAAGGTTCTATTTAATGATTGCACTAAGGGAATATATCTACGTTGGTTGGATCGTCACGGATTCCTTCAGTATTGGCTTTTCCAAGAGGGGGACTTGACCGGACAATCTTCCAATGAAGGGGAGCAATTAAACGTTGATTATAGCAATATAAAATACGTTTACAATGGAATGAGCCGTTATCAAGGCAAAACATATCAAACGACACGAAAGGCTTGTGCTACGCTCGTAGAACGAGAAACATTCAATATGTTATCTTCTATCCATTCTTCTCCTATTGTCGATATGTATATTGATGAAAACTGGATACCGGTTAATATTGTAGCTGGCTCATTCACAGATAATGGAGCAGACCTTCAAGACTTTGAAATTCAAATAACTATGCCGGAAACTATTACACAGATGCTATGACAAGAGACGAATTATATATTAACGGTGATAAGGTTGATGTTGGAGATACTGATATTAGCCTGAACTATAAAAGCAATCTGCTCACTGATATTAGTAAGATTGTGAGCAATAACAGTTATACGATAAAACTTCCTAAAACAGCAAAGAATCTGGCTTTGATTGAGTGCGCACATCTTCCCAGTTCAACTACTAAATTCCCATATCTTAAACATGTAGGGAATGTTTTACGAAATGGAATAATAATTGTGAAAGATGCGAATGTTGTTTTGTTATCTGTGTCTGAATATATCGAAACTGCTTTGTCTTGGGGAAATGTAACTAATTTTGCGGAAATAGTAAGTAGTGATAAGAAATTGACAGATTTGGAATATGGTACAGAAGAGGGAACAGATTGGGTAGTATGGAACAATAAAGGGAGTAATTCTGCGCAATTTCCCTTGATTAATTACGGATTTAATTCCGGTGATTCGAATGTGTGGTATCATCCGGCAATTACTGTCAAATGGATCTTAGAAAAGATTCAAGAAGAAAGCGGAGTAACGTTTAATTTCCCTTCTGATAAAAAGACTTTTATCGATAAAATGATTGTTCCTCTTCTAACGAGAAATGATTCACAGAAGATAAATGATGCTTTCCCATCTTTTTTGAAAATGGTTGGATATGTGATAGTAGAAAGCACTTTTTCTTATCTAAAGTTAAACTATATAGGAGATAGTACCCAACAGTATGCAAGTGTTGGTGGTCCTTATGGAGATAGATTGTATACCAAATATCCTATCACATTGAAAGTTAAAGGAACTATTGAAATGTTGGTTCAATACAATTCTGGGATGGACGTAAATAACCAGTATTTGAATTTGAGAGTGTCACAGTCTGATTCTTCTGGTAATATATCTAGCGTATCTACTATAGAAAGAAAAAACTATGCTGCATATATTGAGGCTCCTAACGTTAGATTACTTTTCAATTTTGACGATCTAGTATCTATTGAATCTGACGAATTTATGCATTTTACTATAAAAGCCATTGCTACAGGAGCAAGTAGTAGCGTATTGTCTTTAACGGTGTATGATCGTAATGAAATATCTTTTGGTGAGAAATTCCCCTTAGTTCCCAATCTTCCGGACATCAAGCAAATAGACTTCATTAAAGCCGTTGCCTC